CATTCCAGACACTATAGTCTCCTGCGATATAAACTGATATTAATTCAAAGTCAAAGCTACCAATACCTGATCGATCGTATATTGGTGCCATACTGAACCTGATTTTAACAGTATCAACACTAGAATCCTCAATCTCAATCAAACCATTTGCCAGTCCCAAATTAGCTAATTCAGCATCATCTGCATTATCCTTACCGGTATGAGCTTTAATGGTTAACTTTTTAGGAAAATAGGTATCTATCTCATATCGGTCAAAGCTGTATTCCAACGGCTGACCTGGTTGACCTGAGTAGGCTTCAAATAGTTTTACGTGTTTGGTCATTACTTGATTTTTGATTTACTTAGAGTATTAAATGAAACTGCGTATTTCTCGTTAACTTTATTTAGCATTCTACTAATTTTTCGGGTTGAGCGACCTGCTCTTTTTGCTTCGTTAACTCGTTCTGCGAGTTCTAAGTTGTCAAGATACAACCCTGGAACTACAATAACTTCACGGCCATCGTACTTTACTGGGTGTACCAATTCCACTTCAAAACGATCCACATCTGGCTCGTACACATTTTGGTAAATCTCTGTGATTACCGCCTCTTGGCCATCAGCTAACTCCAGCATGTCGTTCTGCATTTCTTCAACGTCTGCTCGAATAATGACCTTGTCTCCAATTGAAAATTTCATCTCTTTTCTTTTTTAATTTTTAGTGTTAAATCGCCAGTCCCTTTGATTAGTCGATGCCAATCATGTCTAGGAATAGTTATAGTATTATTTAACGAGACAGGCAGTGCATTATCTAATTGGATCATCCAATCAGTTGCAGATTCTGAAACTATTTGTCGAGTTTCATCGTCCCTATGCCATTTTAATTCAATTGGATCAATATCGTCTGAAAATTTACGAACAGTAACGTCTTTTATTTGATCAATATCTAAGTAAGGCTTGGTCATTTCCTTTTTCTTACCTTTTGTGCTAAATCCTTATCCGCTTTTCCCCAAGTACCGCTTGACTTTGTAACAAATGAATTTACTCGTGCATGAGCCCATGCAGTTTGACCTATACCTGGACGGTGACCTGTTTTCCAAGCTGCCATTCCTCTATTAAAAACTTGTTTAAGAATACCAAATGGTATTTTATACTTTGCCGCTTTTGCCTTTAGTGATTTATCCGCCGAGCTAGATTCATTAACTTCAACCCATTCTGCAAATCGATAAACTCGATTCTCGCTCATGTCCTGATTTACTTTATTTGTATATGAACTTTTAACTTTGGAACCTTTAAACTTTCCACTTTTATCTAGATCGCCAGGCATTGGTTTATATGCACTATCATTAGAGTCGCTCATCTTGGCTTGGCGCTTCATTTGACTCTCTTTCTTATTCTTTTGATCTTTATTTAGACCTTTGAAATAAGGGCCAGATTTTCCGGTTACTTTTGCTTGGTCCATGCTTAGGTTTATTATTTTACCAGAATCCTGGATAGGTTTTACCTCCCCATAGATGAGAGTATCGGTTTATTCTACAAGCCCAATAGCCTGCTTTTTGTTTATCGTTCTTTAAATGGCAACGGTGTCTAGCTGCAAAGCTCTTTCGTGCTTCAGGATTACTAACCTTTGCAGTTAATCCACCATGCACATCACCAAATGCAATTTTTCTAACTTTTTTAGTTGTTGGATTCATTACGTAGACATGATACTTCTTAGCACCACCTCTCATTGGCTTATTAAGCTCAACTTGTTTTCCTGAATATTCTGCCTCAAATAAAAAGTCTAACGGCACAGATTCACCTTCATATTCAGCAAATTTACCTAGGTCAGTTTCTTCAAATAATTGTCGGTCAATTCCTTCTAATAAAAGTGATCCAGTATCAAATCTTCTTCTGGCTTCTGCTAGTAATTCAAAATGAGCTTGACTTGTTGGTCTGTATATTGATTCAACGATTGACACCTGGTTATTGATGTGATATTGTAAACTTTCTGACATTGGATCAAGATCCGGATTAGGAATCATTCTCCAACGCTTTTCCATATCTCCACCAGCAATACCTTTAGCTACTTTAACGTCAGTTGATCTTTCCTTAATTGTTTCAAGGGCTTCAATATATTCACCATTATCATATAGTGCTTGAACAGTTTCAGCATCCTCATCTGATAACCTAACCATGTAGATCAATGGATGTCTTTGTTGATTGTAGTGACACCTCATCTTAAGCATGCCAAGAGTTTGTTTCATCACTTTATCATCATGAGATCCAGTCATATCACCAAGGCCTAGTGCATCTAGTTCCATGTCTGAATCTAGGTCAGATGGAGCCTTAATAAATGATTCAATTCCATGACAATCTGCGATTCCATAGTACCATTCAAAGCCTGGATCAGACATTGATTCAAATAATCTAAATGAGTGAACGTAACTTTTCATTATTAGTTTGCGGTTATTTCTCCGCCACATTTGCAAATGTGACCTTCATACATCTCAGTTTTTTCGTATGCCATTCCACATTCATTACAAGAATAATTACCTTCGTTAGCCATATACTCTGCTTGACCTTCAGCTGTCTCTGCAACTTCAGTCATTTCACCAATTAAAAAGTTAGCAACTTCTTCCATATCATCCTTTGAGGTTGTAATATGATCTACTGCCCAATTGTGGCCATTCTTTAAGATTGCATCAACTTTTAAAGGATCCATTTTTAACATGATTCCAGCTAGTCTATGCACTGTTTCTAAATTACCAAAGAACATATAGTTCTCAGTTTGGTGTTGTTCGTCATGGTTAATTCCAGCAGGTTGCATTGGCATTTCATCGCCAGATACGTGATGAGGTTCCATTGATACATGATCCATGAAACTTTCAAAAGTTTTAATAAGTCGGTTTTTCATTACTTTGTATTATTTTGTTCTTTTATAAAGTCTGCAAATCCTAAGATTGCTGATTTTTTCTTCTTTTTCTTTGTGGTAATATCGTCCATTGATATGAATTTATCGCCAGATCCAACTGAGTCAGCAGTAGGGGCAACAATAGGTCCCATTGATCCAATTGATCCAGGTACTTGAGGAGAAACTCCTGGAGCAACTCCATCTTCACTAACTTGTTTTGGTTTAGGTTCATCAACTACGGTTGTGTCTAAAATAAACATTCGGCTTACTGCATCCGCTTTCATTTCTCCCTCTCTTCCTCCAACTGCCTTGCCTATTAATTTAGCTGCGCCATTTAGAGTCTTTGCATAAATTGTGTGGAGCCATTTTCCAGTATCTTTAAATGCTTTACCTGCAACAGTTTCATCAGAACCTTTAAATAGTAAATTCATTAGGTCCTGTGATGCTTTTCTAAACTTCATCAATTTAGAGTCGTCTGCTATTTGCTTGCCGGTAACTGGTAATGAAGTTCTTTCATATAACGGTAACTTCTTATTGAAGTCATAGTGAATTCCTTTGTACTTCTTTGTGTCAAACTCTTTATCCTTAACTCTCTCAATTAGGGCCTTTTGCACTTGATCGATTAGTCTAACTAGGTATTCCTTTGCATCTTGTGAAACTTCTGGAAATCCATTAACACTGGTTCTAAGCTTATTAGCTTCAGTCAAAATATCATTTTCATTTGACCATGCAGTATGTTGAAATTCAAATATTTTACGAACTAATGATGCAACATCCTTATTAACAAAAATACCATTCTTAATATCATCAGTCTTTTCCTTACCGATTTCTGAACTTATTTGACCAGTGTAAGTATTAATAGCATCATCTATTCCAGAGGTTACCTCTTCGGGCATTCCATCTGCTAGTATTTCAGCTGTTTCTAAATTAGCAAATACTTCTTTTGCAGCCTCTTCCTTTTCTTCTGGAGTTTGAGCTCCTTGGAATTTTGAATAGGCTTGTTTGGTTTTCTCAGCAGGCTTAGTTATTCTAAGAGCATAAATTTCAGATAGGTCCTTGTTAATATCATCAACCTTTTTGCGAATATCGTCTGCAAACTCTGAAGCTGCGCTCTTTGCACCTAGTGTTTCATAAATAACTTCAACTACTCTAACTCTACAAACAAATCTGGTAATTTTATCAGTAATTCGGTTAATTTCTAATTCATTTAGCTCTTCCTTATCTAGAGCAGTAAGTAGTTCTTTTCTAAATACTGAGATTCTCTCATTAAGGTAAATAAAGTACTTATCAAGTACAGCTTTCATGCCAGGATTAGAGAACGTCTTAAATAGAGTAGGATCCTCTAGTTTCTTTCTAAGGTCATCTTCTCCAAGATTGAATAACCAATCAAGAATACGATTCATATCCTCGTTATCATCACCAGATGATCCCGAGCCGCTAGACTTTGAGTTCTTAGCCTTATTGATTAAATCTTCAGTGTCTGACCCAATTTGGATCAACTCTGTTTCAAGAATCAGGCTCTCAAGTACTTGTAATCTTTTTACATTAAACATATTATGCTTCAAATTGTAGTAAATATTTAGTTTTGTTTGCTAAATCTAAAACCTCATCAGCTAGGTTAAAAAGCTCTGAATCTTTTTCTTTATCAAAGATTTCGCAGAAGTTAACTCTAAAAGCATCATCAACTAGTTCAAAGAACTCATTAATTGACGTATCATAGTCATACACCATAA